GTCCGCAATTGAACCAAGCCCCCAATACTCGTTACTTATCTTCTGTAAGCAACTGTGCCTCACTATTGCCAATGGCAATCGTGCGAGGTTTCTTATGCTCAGGAATTACATTCTCAAGCATGATTGACAGAATACCGTTGTTCATGTCTGCGCCACGAACTTCGATAGTATCCGACAATGTGAATTTACGTGTGAAGTCACGTTCAGCAATGCCTTTATGAATAAAGTCAACGTCTTCATTCGCTGGCGATCTTTTGCCTGTGACTGTCATTACACCATCTTCAAGTTCAATTGAGATTTCACTCTTTAGGAAACCAGCAACAGCGATTTCAACCTCGTAGAGATTGTCACCTTTCTTGAGAATGTTGTAGGGAGGGTAGTTGCCTTGTTTGACTTGAAGTGTGTTCAAGTTATGTAGGCGGTCGAAAATGCGGTCAAACCCCACCGCAAAAGGTTCTTCTTGATACTTATACATGTTTATCTCCTATTAAGCAAGATTAATTTCGTGAACCCAATATGGCGTTCACGCTATTATTTATACGCCAGTGCTACCAAAACCTCCACTACGTGAAGTTTTTTCTTCTGGCTCTGCATCTGCCAAGACGATTTCTGTTTGGTTCATAGGAACCACTTCGCCTTGAGCAATCCGATCTCCGTCTGTAATCTTAAACGGAATATCAGAAGTGTTGCGCAACATTACATACGTCTGTTGCACATAATCTGGATCCACGACACCCTCACAGTTAGCGATAATGATACCACTCTTCAGCGATAATCCAGAGCGAGGATGAATACGAAGACTATCCTTCGAAGGCAAATCAAAAACGCACCCAGTTGGGACTAGCATACGCTCATCTGCAAACAACTGGACCGAGCCATTTTGAACTTTGCGCTTTCCCTTTTCGTTTGTTCGACCGTAGACAGTAACGGTATCTTCATTACGTAAACTGGCTTTTAAGTCAAAACAGGCTGCCCATTCACTACCATACTCAGGCAGATGTGCTTCTTCCCACAATTTCCAAACGTGTAACTTTGCGCTCATTCTCACGGTTCTCCTCAATCAATGCGTTCATTCTATCTGCGACTTTACGCAGAAAATTACTATCATACTGTCTTGCAATATCGTGTAGATGTATTACAAAGTCTTTATCTTTACCATATTGCTCATTATTCATTTTTTCTTGCCTATGCTATACTTAGCGACAAGTTCCCATTCGTCCTTTTCTTTGTAAGGAAGAATTTTAATCTGGGATAGGGGTGCAACAGGATCTTCTGTTTGCTTAGAATTTACAATGTTAATCAGTCCCCACTCTTCTAGGAGATTGATAATTGTATTTCTACGTGCTTGGTCTTCTTCTGAGAAGTTGTTAATTTTGCCATCAAGCATAAACAGTTCTTTGAAGTGAACGATATAGTATTTACCCTGTTTATGAAGAATGTGGCAAGACTGATATAGTTTCTTGTCTTTTCGTGAAGCGATACCAATTCGAGTTAGCGTTTCTTTAATCTTGAGGAAACTCTCATCGTTTGGTAGTTCAACTTCAACGAGTCTCTCTACTAAGTTCATTTTTTAATACCACCTGTTTCTAATTGTTGTTCCATAATTTTTAATTGTTCGCTGGACAACAAAGACAGGTAGTCTTTCGCAAGGTTTTTATTACACTTGTAATATTCACAAACCAAATCCAAATCTTTGTCACCAACATCTTTAACCCACTTTGCGAAACGCTTCTTAGGTCTTATACTATTTAGTAAAAACTCATATTGCGGACGGTTGTCGAGTTGATGGTATTGGTTCATCAGATTTGCATGTAGTAGAGTGTCTGGAAAATAAGACAACGCTTTATTCACCAGAAAGCCGTTATAGCCTTTTTCAGCGAGGGCATCGTTCTCGCTATCACGCATCATATTCTTCTTACTCAGCGTAATGGTATTTACATAATCAAAGGGATTGCTCATTTAATTGGCTCTCATCAATATTATACTCTTTAGAGCATTTCTCACATAGATATGCTTCTCCTATCTGATCGTTTTCATACCGATACTTGATAGTCGTGTATATCTTACCACATTTTTTATCACAAGTCAAACATATCTTGCTGTTTGGGATCAGGCTTTTCAGTTTCATCAAACAGGTTACTCCATTTCTTCAACTTATCGTGCTTTTCTTTAGCACGAAGTTCTAAATCATAATATGTGAAAATGCCTGACTGTATCATTATCTGTATCATGGCGTAAACGTCTCCAGCCTCTTCCAGGAGCGTCTGGCGATGCTTCTGACCAACATCTGCGATGGTTTCATGCTTGCGAATTGTCTTGCTACATTCTTGAATTAACTCGCCGCATTCTTCCATAGTGATTACCATAAGTTGCTGTAGTCTGTTCATTCAGTCACCACTCGCTTCCAGACGCCAGATTCAGTCTTGAGCCAAAGATTGCCATCTTTACCTACAGCCATAGCAACTTGCTTATGCTCTTCGTATTCAGGACCCCAGAAAGAAATACCACCATCAAATTCTGCTTTCTTGACGGATTTCTTCTTGGTGCCACTTTGAATCTGAAGAGTCTCTACACAAATAGGTCCATCTTTATCAGCATCACTCATACGAGGCATTTTAGTTGCGTGGGCAGCCACTGGCACACTTGCGCCAACAGCACCAAACGACAAC